CACCCGGAACACCACTAAACGTATCAGAGCAAGACCAATGGACATAGCCAATCTAGTCATAGCAAGACTGAAATCTGTTCAGCTCGATGGTGTTCCTGAGGGGATGTTCGCTTCTCATTCCGTGCAGAATTTGCTGGATATGATGCGTGAGGAGATTGCCGGTGAAGGCGTTCCTTTGCAACATATTCCTGAATGGAGTGTTGAACATGTGGCCGGGTACTGGGACCTCTATGGGAGGACCAGTTGGGGAGAGGGTGAGGTGGAGCAGATTAGCAAAATGCTCCGGGATGAGGCAAGTGACACATTGCATCGCTTTGTGGAACTTTTTCAAGTCCTAAATCTATGTATTGGGAAGAAGGAGGAGGAAGAACTGGAGACTAAATTTCTTTATTTGGGTCTCATGGGTAAATTGAGTTCTCAGATTAAGTATTCTATTAATGTTTTATTTAATAGATATACCCAAACTGAGGAACCTCAGTTTACCGAAGGTCTCTTCGGGCTCTACCTCTTTCCAAGAAAGATCCATCTTACCTTCAGGAGGTGGTGTAGACAGAGTCGGTCTGAGCGTAAGCTTAAGCTCAGTGTCCTAACTTGGGTCTATTCTTTTTTTCAAGGTTTGAAAAAGGGTTTAGTTCCAATCCGACCAGATCAAGTCGATAAGAGTCTGCTGGATCATAAGGCAGCATTGACGAAAAACGTCGAAGTTCCGGAAGAGATGTTGGATTTTTTCAACAGAACTCTAGAGAAGGAGTTTCGATCGACCCAAGAAGCTTTCTTAAATGGTTACCGATACACTGAAAAGTATCCTGTTTCCAATAAGGCAACTTGGGGAACGTCCATGGCCAACCAAGGACAGGTTGGACTCGCATCAGTACTCTATAATATGTCTGACTCTCAGATTGAAGGGTTAGCACGTGGTTATGGAGGATTGGTGAACCTTAACGAAGGCGGGGAGCACAACTTAGTGCCCGAGATCAAGTTAGAGTTAGAGAGTTTCCTTGCGAGGTACCCTCTTTCTCGTTGCCATGAAAGAAAGTTACTAGGTTTTTCTGTTGAGAAGACCGTGGTAACCCCTGTTTATGGTGACGGAGTACTTTTTGATTCTGAGATCCGAGATCTTTTGGATTTCTTTTCTCAAAAAGTACACTCTGTGCATTTTGGTCTCTGGGATTCCTTAGTTGCCCCTTCTGTGGTTCTGGAACCTCTCAAAGGACGGATCATTACCAAACCCCGTGAAGGGTCCTATTCAAGAATGACTAATATTCAAAAGTCAATCTGGAGGGATCTTTCCAGGCGTCCATCATTTCGTTTGATGGGCAGACCTGTGGAGGATTTGGATATTTGGTATCTGTCAAAAGACTTTGAGTTGGGGAAGGGATGGGTTTCTGGAGATTATTCTGGTGCTACTGATAATCTCGCTCAGCAGGTTTCAGGTTTGATCCTGAATTTCCTTATGGGTGGGGAATTTGGTGGCATCTCGTCTCCGGATCGAGAAAAGATATACAGTTCATTCTGTAGATCACTTATTGACTATCGTCGTAAACCCTTGACATTGCGAAAGATGAAGCCGGGAGACTTTACTCTTTCCAATGTGTAAATCAAGGTATCGTCCGTCAGACTAATGGACAACTCATGGGGCATGTACTCTCATTTCCTATTCTTTGCTTGGCGAATTATTTGATCTTTCGCTTTAGCTTTGAATCGAGAAATAGGCGAGTACCCAGAGTGTTAGTCAACGGCGATGACATTCTCTTTCACGCGTTTCCAAATGAGTATAAGGATTGGTGTGACGATGTCCGGAAAGTGGGTTTTCTTCCTTCTGTAGGAAAGAATCTCTTTCAATCAGACATCGCACAAATCAATTCTGTACTCTTTAGAACTAAATGGAATTTTTCAGAACCATTTAAGCCGTATTTACGAGAGGTCAAGGCGGTACCCTATCTTTCGATGGGGCTGATCACCGGTAGAGGGAAGGGCAAATCTTCTAGAGCAGAGACCGACCAGGCGTCGGGTCTCCAACTGAACATGAGGCACAGTTAGACTTGCCCGTGTTCAGGAAGACTTTGGAGGAGCTTGATTCCGGAAAATTTTTCTGGGACAAAAATAAAGCCGAACAACTGTACTGGAAACATCATAAATCACTTTCTACCTTCCTTAGAAGTAGCAGAATGGGACGGGACCTACACCCTATGGTGTATGAAAGATCCGTAAAGACCACTTTGAGTGGATATTACGCCTCTTTCTCATCGACATCTCATCTGGCGGAACTCTTCAAGAAGATCGATAAGACCTTCTGGAGGATGACCGTGGGAAATCCGTTTCTCCTTACAACTTTGGAATACCAACTCGACCGCGACCGGCGGATATTACAAACCCTCGAATAGAGGTAAACCTCTAGTCAGAAGTTTAGAGAAAAAACTGTTTAACTGACTTTAAATAAATAAAGCGAGTCCGTCATTTCCCTGCTTGTCATATCCGGCAAGTACCATCATGGAGACCCTGGACTGGGCCCCTTTCTGGTGTGAGTCTGGTAGTTGCAACTGGAAAACTCTATGTTATGCATAGAGTAGAGTACAATAGTTCACTACTAGCCGCTAAAGAAGCGGGTTCTAGTTCCGGGTGGGTTTGGAC